GAACACTTTTTTCTGATGGAGGTAAACTTGTGTGCCTGACTTACTTGATACTCTGAAATTGCGCTCTCGTCACCTGGATGTTACAAACCCGTTTGCTAAACTAGAAAGAGATTTCTGGCGGCAAACTCAGTACGTAACATTGGATGGTCATCTCTATCGTGTCACCAGTAACGGGACACGGTGGAAAGAGCTCCCAGTGCGTGCGAAGAAGCGTCGGAATGCTCGATGGAAACATCGTCATCCGAAAAGCGGTTATCGCGTTCACAAAGCAGGACCGAGGTACAGGCAACAACAGCTACCTGGAATTTCTGTAGGTAGTTCTGTTGTGCCTGGCGTAACTGTTATGGGAAAGTATAAAACTTTCGTTAATAACAAGTTAACGTCCAGTTTCAATATTTTGAACACTGGAAGCGCAAGTCTCTCCTCTGGATTTCGGAGGACCTGGGACAGAACAAACCCAGGGCCACCATACTCTCAGGGGGGACCTTTCAAGAAAATTGAGTATCATATAGCGCAAGGGGAACGTAAAGGATTCGGTGTATACTCATCGAAGGGTAATCCAGCTTTTCCAGCTGGGTCCTATCGTGAGTACACAGGCGACTTTTGCACGGGAAATGACTGGGGAACCGGTAATTCTACCGACTTCTCCACGTCTGCTCTCTCCGACTTTACGAACCTGTCAGCATACCACACTCTGGCCTGGGATAAAACCAGTCCCCGCGTTTCGAAAGCTGGAATCGCTCAGTTCATTGTTGAATTGCGCGAATTACCGACGATGCTGGCTACTACCGCCAATCTCCTCCATAATTCCTGGAGGTCTTTTGGTGGTGGTTACAGCTCTATAGTAATGCATCCTTCATCGGTTGCAGACAACTTTCTTAACCATAACTTCGGTTGGGTCCCCTTTATTAATGACCTGTTGTCCCTATGGGACACTTATGAGAATTCTCATAAGTATATCGCACAAACTGTGCGAGATAACGGGCGTTGGTTAAGGAGGAAGAGTGTGCTAGAAACCACGGAATCTACTATTAGGGCGAGTCGGTTCTTTCACTCCTCAACGGATCCTAATTCGTTGAGTGTGAATATGGAACCGCTTCTCGCGCCGATGGTAGTTGACGGCACCACTTGTAAGGCCCTCACCGACATTTATGACACAAACGTGTCACAAGTGTGGGCTGTCGGGTCGTTTAAGTATTACCGTCCGGAATTTGATGACAACCTAGCAGATTTCTCTGGTGGGTTTAACACTGTAAAGCGTCTTTTGACGATATATGGTGCTCGCATCAATCCGACAGTGGTTTGGAAGCTTACGCCCTGGACATGGGCCATCGATTGGTTTACTTCAGTCGGGAAGTTCATTGAACATCACGACCAGTTTATCGAGGATGGCGTCGTGTCCAGATATCTCTACTGTATGAAGTCCACAGAGCGTAGACTCTTAAAGAGCACTACGTTCAATTGGTATAGTGGACCTCGAAACCTCAATTGGTTCAGAAGACTGAACTATAAACAGAGGGAAGTAGCAGATAGTCCATACGGATTTAACCAGCCTTGGAACTCTTTGAGTGCCAAGCAATGGGCAATTCTCGGTGCAATCGGGATAACCCGATTAAACGGAGGATTTATCGCGCATGGTGCATAGCCAGGCATTTGTACCTATTTCGGGGGTCTTTTGCTGTCACCGTGTGTCTACTCCGATTACTTTAAGGAGACATCCACATGGCTTTAGCCGACCCACAATCTATCACAGTCAACGCAGTAGCGAAAAGTATGCCCCGCATCGTGAATGATGGCACTCATGCCCTCTATCAGATGTCGGATCAGACCTTTTCTCTGGATATACGGCACACATCTCTCCGCAAGGACAAAAAAGTCCGAGTGAAGAGTCTGGTGACGTTTTCCCAGCGCGCTATCGTCCCGGATCCGTTAACTTCTGTTAACGATTACGAGACGGTCAACATCTCGGTTCAAGTTGACCGGCCAGAGGCCGGCTTTTCTTCGACCCAGATCGATCAAATGATCGCAGGCTTTAAAACCTGGTTGGACTCCACTATGGTTGGAAAACTCTATGGACGCGAGGCTTAGCCTCGGCCAGAAAGGATCTTCTCTATGAGTAAAATTAACTCATTGTTTAAGACACTTGAATTGCTTCAAGTGATCTTTGCATCTCTTAGGAGTGTTGGCCTGGATCCCGCAAAAATCGCGAGTTCCGTTGCCAAAACCCCTCAGGCTAGTGCATCTCAAGACTTTGTTGCTAGTCTTAGCAAACAAGGTCTTGATCTGAAAGCGGTCTCTTTCAAGACCGTCACTATTCCTGTTCCGGTGGTACGATCTTCATCGTCTCCACCGAAAAAGCAGAAGAAGAAGAGTTCTCCGAGTTAGTACTACGGAGATCCACCATAGTTTAGTGAATTAGATTGCCAGCTCTTGCTGGATAGGCTACTCATGTGGTTGGAAGCATTACCTCCTAAGGAGGAAGCTTGAAAAGCCACATAAGTGTTTACCTTGAAGTGTTACATGCCATCTATTATGATGCGTGTAACAAGTGCGTCGCTGAGGTGTCTCAGCGTGACCTTAATTACATAAAGTCACGCGTCGAAAAGGAGGGAATGTCGTTTCTGACAATCACTCTTCCTTCGTTCGCTTCTGACTTTGAAAAAAGTCTCGAGTTGATGAAGGTCGACTCAAATCTCTTTCGGAATTTCAGAAAGAGACGGTCAATCCCTGCATTTTTGCAAGGTATGACCAGTCGTATTTTCGACATTGAGACAGGAAGGATTAACGACGATGTTTTATCTTCCCCGTTCCATTTTTCGTCTTTGGTTGAGAGTATCAGACAGATCTGTCTGGCTTTCAAAAAGATCGAACTTCCTTGTAGACCCGAAAAGGTCCGCAAGGCGATGGATGGGTTCGTCGAGATTGAGAACTCCTTTTCGGATTTCCAACTCTCCGACGAGCATTCCAAATCTTTCGATTTGGTTTGCTCTGTGCTTTGGGACAATATCATGGGCGATATACGCTTGGATATGTTGGTCCCTCGGCACGGTCCCGGAGCCACCGCCGATCGTATCTCTGGTAACCAGAAGTACAATTGGCGGCGTTGGCACACTCGCCTTGAGCCTTACTTCCCTGTTATTGATACTTGCTATTCCGCTTCTTGCGGTGAGCTTGATTATCATTCACAGGAGCTCAATAAACTGGCGTTTGTGTCGGAACTTGAGGAACAACCTGTTAAGGTTACTCCTGTTCCGAAAACCTTAAAGGGCCCAAGAATCATAGCCATAGAACCCTGTTGTATGCAATATGCGCAACAGGGACTTCGAGATCGAATTTATTCGATCATCGAGTCATACTGGCTCACTGCTGGTCACATTAATTTCCGTGATCAATCGGTGAATCAGAGTTTAGCTTTGATTTCTTCGAAGGACGGTCGATTAGCAACGATCGATCTCTCTGACGCGAGTGACCGTGTACCACATGGCCTTGCAATGAGGATGTTTCAGTCAAATCCTGATGTAAGGGATGCGATTGAATCGTGTCGTTCGACTGGAGCAAAACTCCCGGATGGACGTATTATACGTCCACTGAGAAAGTTTGCTTCAATGGGTAGTGCTCTCTGCTTTCCAATTGAGGCTATGTACTTCTACACTATATGTGTAGTAGCTTCTCTTGAATTTGCAGACCTTCCTGTGTCACGTGAAAATGTATATAACGTTTCACGTGACATTTATGTCTATGGAGACGATATAATCGTTCCATCGACTGTAGCGACAACTGTTCTCGATTACCTTACTAAGTACAATTGTAAGGTTAATTCAAACAAGACTTTCTTGAAAGGAAACTTTCGAGAGTCTTGCGGGGTAGATGCGTTCGGCGGTAATCTGGTAACACCAGTCTACCTTCGACAGCCAATACCTGAGAACAGGCAGCAATCACACTCGATCTTATCATGGTGTTCGACCGCACGCCAACTATTTAAAGCTGGCTACGTTCGCGCATCACAGCTCCTTTTTAAGGGAGTTGAATCCGTTTTGGGTAAATTACCTTCTACGGGTGACAAGTCTTTTGTGATTGGCCGTAACCATTACTGGCTATCTCCTCCCCTCAAGAAGAGGTGGAATAGACATTACCAACGTCTTGAAGTAAGATGTTGGGTGCCAGCTCCCGTTTATCGCACTGATAAACTGGAGGGATACGGCGCTCTTCAGAAATCTCTTTTAAAACTCTTAGGCGTCAGCCTTGAGTCTTCTAGGGATTCTCTTAGTCTCACTTACCAAGAGTCAATTGATAGATATTTATCATCAATTGTTCAGGAGGATGTGAAACATTTAGAGCGATCTGCACTTTACGGCGCAGTTGCCATAAAGCGTCGTTGGGTTCCGGCTTCATTAGTCGGACTTGAGGGCTGAGCCCTCTGGGGGTA